GGTTATGATGTCACCGACCTTTTTCCATTTGTAATTCTCATATTCTTTCTTGATGCGTGGGTCATCCTCGCACATCACACCGAATGTCTTGATGTTGTCAATGCCTTTCTTGACCACCTTGTTTGCGTTCTGCACATCGTATCCAGCATTGTTCATCTCGGCAATGATTTCGGGTCTCGCATAGTCAGCCACGATGGTCACATATTTCTCGATGCCAATCTGCTCCATTCGCTCGATGAGGTTGGTGGTTGTCAGGTAACTCTCATAGATGACTGGCTCGATGTAGATGTCATTGTCGCACCAGTACACTCGCATCAGTGCAGTGGGGTGATTATATCCGAAGTCAAGGCCATAGACAAAGTTGACGAACTTCGCTGGCCTATGCTTGACGAATGTCCAATTGGAGTAGATGTTGCTCTTGCTGATGGCCTTCTCTCCGAGTGCATAGATTTGATACAAGGCCTCATCGGTTCGCTTCAAGTCCTCAATCTGTCGCTTGATACTGTCGGGCAAGAATGGGTTGTCTTTGTATGTTGACTTGATGATGATGCTCTCCTCCATCGGTAGGTCATAGAGCCAGGATGATGACTCACTCGGATTGTAGTCGAAGATGAGCTTGTGCTCGGTTCTCATGTTCAGCTGCTGGAAGTCCTCAAACCACAGCTCATTGGCCTCATTGCACCAACCAAGGTCTCGCTTCCTTCCTCGTATCTTCTGCTCATCATCCACTGAAAAGAACTCCACGATGCTTCCATTGTCGAAGGTGTAGATGTGCTCTGACTTGTTATGGCTCTGCACATTGTAGATATTCATCTGCTTCATGATATCAAAGAAATCTCGCATGACAGTTGCCCTCAAAGCCGGGAATGTTTTTCTCACGATGCTGACCACCTTGCCAGGATTCTGCAAGCAGTACACCACGATCATCTGGCACAGCGAGTATGTCTTGCTCGAGCGTGAGCCACCCTCATTGATGATGAATCGGAGACTGGGGTCAGCCAGTGCATTGAAGTTCTTTTCGAAGATGACAGTGCTGTCTATTGTGATTTCAGCCATAGCTCAAATTTTAGGCAATGCAGTAGCCATAGGACAGTTTCTATCCTATAGCCAATGACCTACAAAGATATAAAAATATCTATTCAGTAGGTCTAATAATATTCACCTTCACCTCGGAGATGCTTTGCCCTCCAGAAGTGATGTCAGTCTTTTCAGTGAGACCATTCAGTCGCTGTGTGATGGAAGGGTTGTACTGCCCAGCCATGCCTCCTTCGATTTGGTCTTGCTTGATGTTTGCCTCTATCGTGCGACAGATTGTGGCATACGCAGAATATCTCCCATCCGTATTTGCGAAATAATCTTCCACGCTCTTATGCCTTTCTGCAGCCCATGAACGGAATCCGACCATTGTGAGTGGTCTTTCCAATGGAACTGGCACAGCTTCTCCAGTCTTATTTGAAAGCTGATACTGATATCGTGGATTGTCTTTGACCCATTTGCGGAATTCCACAAAGAGTTGCCACATATCGTCTGGTGTTTCTATGTGTTTTTGCTTTGGCATTATATCAATCCTAATCCTTTAAGTTTACTTTCTGACCAATCCAATCCAGTCTTGCCACCCCACAGAAGGAATGAAACATAAGCACAATCCTCTGGTGCTGCATCATCGAAGTTCGGCTCTGCTCTGGAGAGATATGAATACATTCTCTTGATCGTATCCACCGAGATTGGCTCCTTATTTGCGAGCTGCTGTCCTCTGACCTTTCCCACTTGAGTCGCACATTTGTTTCCGAGCTCCTCATTGAGTGCGATTCCTCTGCGTGCATTGTTACGCACCGAGTCAGGGTAATCGGAGTAGCTGTCCTCTGCGAATGCTCTGCGGAACTTTGAGAATGCACTCATCTTTGACTCCTCCCACATAGAGTTGCACACAGCATATCGCTGGTCATTCTCTGGAAAGTCATTGACTGCCTCCTCATCGCCCATGCAGCGATTTAGGAACTCATCCTTGGTTTCGTTTGGTGTTGGCTTTGGCATTGGTCTTTCTTTTTCGTGTTGGTTTTGGTGTTGGTGCTGGAGCTTCGGTCTGCTCATCTGCCTCGATGCCTTCATATCTGATGCACTGTTCAGTTGTTGCGGTCTCGCTCTCCTTTTCGAACAAATAGCCGAATCCTATGGACACATAGTATCGGTACTTGCTCACATCTATATTGTCAACAATCACCTTCATGTTTCCGAGCGAGGTATTCTTGACAATCGTCTTGCCTTTGTATTCATCTTTTATCTTCATTATGTATAGATTTTAGGGTTTTCTTTATGTCAGCGATGAGGTAGTGTGCTGATGTGATAGGGATATCGAAATACTTGGCCATTGATCGTGCTGTTGTATATCCCTTGTCGAAGTATGCTTCAGCCACAATTCGCTTGATGTTGTCTGTGAGGCCATCTCGATAGATGTCGACTGCTGACCTCCATCCCTGGTACTGCTGCTCGATGGCTATCTTATAGGTGATATCCTCCTCATCATCGAAAGTGTCAGGAACTGCGAGTTCTGATGCCATGACTCGCTCGTCTTTGTAGCTGTCCACATTTTTCCAGATGACTTGTCGCTTGATTGAGTTGAGCAGATAGCTCTTGACCTTACCGATGTCCTCGGTGTTGTCATTGATTTCGATGCAATGGAGGTATGCATTGGAGATGACTGTGTCGATAGTCAACTTTGGATTGTACTTTGAGCAGAAGTATCTGGTGTATCGATAGACTTCCTCATAGTGTGATGATATGTATCGGTCAAGAATTGCTTTCATACCAATTTGTGAATTCTCGGTACCAGATTTTGCGTCTGATTTGCGAGCAAAAGCACTCTCTGTCTCCTTGACCAGTGACTCTGACCTTGATTGCCTTGAGTTTGTTTAGGACTTTCTTGGTGTATCGCTCCTTCTCCTCCATTTGAGCAGTCAGATTGATATAGTCGATATCCTCTTGTGTCAGTCGTTTATCCATTGTGAGATGATGTAGGCAACCATTGAAGCGATTGCGGCCATATATATATTGCCAGAAAGTGCCAAAGTAGTCCAAAATGACATGCACTTCCAGCAACCAAATTTCGAGTGAATGTAATCACCCAGCTTTGAGCTTGGAATCACTTGAATGAATATGTAGTCAATCACCCAGTGAAGTGGCTCGAAGTTAGCAATCAACCACCCGAGTGCGAGGTATCCGATTAGTTCCATAGCTCAAAGATAGTCATTAAGGTGATTGATATGAGAATCGCTGTGAGCAGTATCATCGTACCGATGGCAGCCATCTCTTCTCTGCGGTCGTCTTTGTTTAGTTTCATTGGTTTACATTTCGTGTTTAAATATGTGGCAATTTTTACCCCTTATCTCTTGCAATTATGACATCTCTCTCCATCACATCCATCAAGATACAAGCATGGCTTCGCTGGCTCTTCAATTGTCAGGTCACCACTGAATGAGTATCCAGTCAGCTTGATAAGATTCTCGAGCACTGATATCAGCTCATCGAGTGCAACATCCTCGTGAGCGAATTCATAGGATGCTGTGTGTCCGTATTGGGTGATTTCGATTTTCATTTGAGTTCTTGCTTTAGTTTCTCGATATAGAGAGTGGCATCCATCAGCTCTTCCTGGAGATGGTTCAGCCATTCAATAAGGTTGAGGTCATCACGCATGAGTGTCTGGCCATACTTCTCGATGCCTCTCTGCGATCTCTCTGAATACTTTGCCAGTACCTTGAGAACAATTGGGTCAGTTAAGTGAAGCGGCTTGGTCATAGAATTCCTCTGGTGTTACTTCGGAGATATGTACTTCCTCCGAAAAAGTTAATACAATGCAATATGAAATCCCTCCCATCTGATTGAATAAGTCCTCAATTCGTTTGACTATGTTGTCAAGGTTCTGATTCCTGGTGCCGACATATCCGATGAAGTATCTCATTTGATTAGAAAGTCGAATGCTTTGATATAGAACTCGTCACTCACTCCTTCACCTTTCATGAATCTGGTCAATGTGTGATAGTTTAAATCCATATCTTCAGCCAAGTGAGTCATTCGATATCGTTTTGAGAGTCGGGACTCCAGCTCTCTATGGATGAAGTCCCGAATGTTCTCGCCATCAGAAAGGAATATCGTCAGAGACCTCATATACTGGTGCATTTGATTCTGTGATTCTGATATCCCAAGCATTCAATGATACATAGTATCTGCTCTGGTACTCTCTGCCTCGAAGGTCGAACTTGACCTCACACTCCTGGCCAACCTTTGCATTATCAAGGAACTTCACTCGCTCATTGACAGCTTGGAACTGAACCAACTGTGGATACTTGTCACCGATTGAGAGCACAAACTCTCTGATGTTCATCTTCTCGCTCACTTGTCTTGGCTCACCGATTAGGTGGATTGTGCCTTTTGCTTTTAACTCTTCCATTCTGTTATTTATTTTGTAGTTGTGTGAAATATTCATGATATAGATCGGATGCCTCTTTCAATCGAGCAATCATCTTGGCCTCGATATCTTCATCCCTATCGTACCAGAGTGCTGTGATTCGCTTCTCTGGATTGATGTGGTCTACTCTATGGAGCTGGAGGTTCTCATATTCATTGAGGAACTCATCCCATGTGGTGACCATGCAGTATATCAGCTCGGCACATGGCTTGTCATAAAGCAACATATATGCTCGGAGCTGCCATTCATAGAGTGGGTTGACTGCATCTTCCATCAATGCTGGGAATGTTTTTAATGACCAAGGTGTTTTGATATCAATGATTCGTTGGTCTATGACAATATCAGCAGTTCCAATGAGATAGTCATTTTCAATAGTCTGTTGATTCTTGACATAGTCAGTAAATCTCACAGAATTCAATAAATCAATTGAATCTTGCTCTTGCTCTCTACCCTTCATTATCTCCTTCGTATTGAGTTCTGTTGTGTAATTATAGAAATCTTGCTTTGCACACTCCTTGATGTAGCTCTTGGCTGTCTCTCCGATGCTGTCCTTGGCTCTGCCATTGGTCATCAGCTTACCGATTTGCGATGGATGCCATTTCATAGTGCAAGCATTTTGAGTTGAGCTTCATTGAGCGAGTAGTTGGCCTTTAATTGTTCTGCTGTGTACTTGCCAGCTTCGATTGATTCGAGTGCTTTCTTGAATCTCACATTGTCAATGGTTGGCTTCTCTGGTTTCTGTGGTATTGCAGATGCTGCCATATTCCCATCATCATCCACAGCTTGCAATGATAGCAAGGATTGAATTGTCCCTCTTCTGAAATAAGTCACAGCAGCAAGGGTCTTTTGTGGGTCTGGAATCATTGGAAGAGTCATGAATGATTCAACCGATTCACCAGTCTCGATGTCGATGATTCGAGTGACCACATCAGTACCACTGACTGGCTGCAAGAGAAGCAGTCCATGCTCGTGGAGGATTGGCTCAACCGTATCAAGCAGAGCATTAATGTCTGCATACGAGTTCTTGAAGTGAGGATTCTTTGCATTCTTGGCAACCTTGCCAATCTGCTGCTTGGCAGCGTGTAATTTCTGCCAGATAGTCATTGTTGTTTTGCTCATATTATGTTGTTTTGAATTGTAAATATACTATTTTATTTGATTGATTCGCAGAATTGTGTATAAAATTCAAGAAATCCTTCAAAATCTCTTGCAATAATATACACACCACCAGCTTCCTCGATGGCTTTCTGGTATGCTTTCTGTGCTTCAGACTGTCTGTCCTTGCCATACTTCACCTCAATCTTGACCGAGCGGCCTTTGATCGTGGCAGAGATGTCAGCAGAGCCAGGAGTACCAGTTCCTTTTGTCCATTGGCCACCGATAGCGACTCCATCAGTGCGATATTTTTTGCGATATACTCCCATTGTATTGATTCGCTCCGCTTGGCAGTTGTTGAACTGGAGGAATGCGATGATTGATTTGGTCAGTGCATTGGCTCCGTTGTCATTCCAGTGTGTCAGTGCAAAGAGATTCGGTGGAGTCCTTGGATATTTCTGCATCTTGTGC